AATAAAGGAACTGTTAATCATGGCGGAGGATTAGAGCTACTTATGAATGATAAAAGACAAAAATCTCAATCAATTGATATTGGTTTAGGAGAATTAAGTGAATTAGAAAATGAATTAAACACTTTAACGGATGATATAAATGTTAAATCAAAACCAGTTGTATCCGGAGGAAAATCCGGTCTTTTTACAAGTGCTATTAATAGTGTTAATTTAGATAATTTTAGCGAAAAAGCACCGTCTGTTACTTTTGAAGACTTAAAAACAGATAATGAAATTAATCTTGGAACATCTACAGCTGAAACTGGCAAAGATAGTAAAACATGGGATGGTTATGGTAAATTTAATAGTATTCCTACTCCTAACCCCGAACCTCAACTAACAAAAGAAGAATTATTGAGAGAAAAATTCAAAATTCTTAAAAAATTAGAGGATCTCGAGAGAAAAGGCGCTAACCTATCTAAAAAATATAACATGGATGACCCTTTGAATGAAATGCAAGGTGAATATGAAATGTTAATAAATGAAAAAGAAAAATCAAATAGTGTTAAATTTCAAGGCAAAATATTAATGGCTGCTATTACTGGTTTAGAATTTTTAAATAATAAATTCGACCCATTTGATTTAAAAATGGATGGTTGGGCTGAACAAGTTAATGAAAATATTAATGATTATGATGAAATTTTTGCTGAATTACATGAAAAATATAAATCTAAAGCCAAAATGGCACCTGAATTAAAATTATTATTCCAATTAGGTGGTTCTGCTATTATGCTTCATATGACAAATACAATGTTCAAATCTGCTATTCCTGGAATGGATGACATTATGAAACAAAACCCTGAACTTATGCAACAATTTAGTCAAGCTGCTGTTAATAGTATGAATAATACATCGCCCGGTTTTAGTGGTTTTATGAATAACTTTGTTGTTGGTAACAGTTCCAATATGTCAACACCACAAATGAATAATAATATGCCTCCTCCGCCACCAATGAAAACTCAACAACCACCTAAGAGCAAACGTTTTGACATGCCAACTAATCGACCTGATATTTCTATGGCTAGAAGTGAAGAAGGAATTAATGTTGAGCAAAAATTTGCTTCAATTAATGATAGAAATGTTCCTTTCCCTTCAAGCAAGCCTCAAATGCCACCTCACCAAAGCAAACGTCCCGAAATGAAAGGGCCTTCTGATATTTCCGATATTTTATCCGGAATTAAAACAAAACAAATTAATATTCATGAAGAACAACCGGATGTTAAAGAATCTAGCACAATTAGTATTCAAGATTTAAAAGAACTCACTTCTTCAAAAATGCCAAAAAGTAATAAAAAAGGGAAAAAAACAACTAGTGAAAGAAATACAATTAGTTTAGATATTTAATTTTTTACTTATTTTGTATAATTTACATTACACTGTAAATTACCATATCTCTTTGACTTACTATATTCCATGTAATATTCTTATTCTTTTTATTACAACAATTCACATGACCAAAATTATATATTATAATATCTTTTAAAAATTTTATAATATGTAATGTAATTTCATGTGGAAATTTTTGATTTAAATACAATATTATTCTTTCCTTTTCATTTGTATTGTAATATCTAGTAATATTATTTGAAGTTTTTTTTATTTTCATACCAACATAGATTTTCTCTCTACACACTACGCAATTTTTTGGAATTGGATATAATACTTCGCTTGCCATAATAGTAAAATAATGTTTTCTTGAATACTTTATACTATTCTATTTTATAAGTATTTTACATCAATTTTTTTAATTTATTATTTTAATGATTCCAAAATTTGTTATTACATTAAAGAAATCAAAAAATATTAATAATTTTTAAAATATAAAACTACTAAAAATTTATTTTGCACAGATGAAAATAATAGTGTTATTAGGAGTAACTATGAAAATGTTATAAAAAGTTTTTATATTTATATTTTATCTATCTTATTTAAGTTTAGAGGTGAAAAAAACTGGTCTCATTTATTATCTTATGATATTATTTGTTTACCAATAATAAATTATAACGTTGATGGTTTTATAATAATCTTTATATGTAATATATATTTTATAAGTATGCTATTAAAAACATTTTTCTAATTATTAATTAATAATGATTAATTTTTTAGTTTTCCTATTCACTCTTATTAATAAAAATATTTGTTTTCCATTAATAGGAGAAACGTATTCTACAAGTGTATATGTTCCTTTAATTGGTAAACAATATATAGAAACTGGAATGATAAGTAAAAATATGGCTTTTATTAAACTTGAAGGTGCGATTAATGAAATTGGAACAACAAGAATTTTACAAAATGATAATAAAGAAATTATATATCTTAGTTGGAATCTTAGAAAAATAATGAAGAAATTTAAATCTGAATTATCATTTTCATATTATGATATTGAAAATGACATAATTATTTTTATTGTGAAAGTAAAACCTATATTTTTAAATAAAAAAATTATATTAAAGAAAAAGTAAGAAACTTTATTCAATATCTTTTTCTATATAGACATTATCGCATATTTTTTTTATTATTTTTTCTCTACTATCATCAACTGATTTTCCACATTCACTCATCAGTTTAGCAAATTCTTCTTGCTCAGATGAATTATTCATATAATTTGGATGTTCTTTTAACCATACATTCAAATTTTTTAATTGTTTTGATTCTACTGATTTTAATGCCTTATTAATACACTCCTTATTTTCATCTTTTTCCCATTCATTATTTTTTACATATAATGTTTCACGTTTCTTATCTGTACAATGTAAAGGGCGTTCATATAATGATAGTTTATTCATATTTTCCATTATTATATTTGTTATTCCTTGCGTTTGCCCCTTTTCTTTTGTTGTTAGTAAGTTTTTTATGGATATTTCTATTTTACTGATAAATTCATCCATTGATAAAGCATCTTTACACTTTTCATTTAAAAATACATTTATATTAAATTTATTTTTATTGCTAATTTTATTGTTATTATAACTTCCAAGTTTTGGAATCATTTCACTTATTTGATTTCTCAACTCTTGATTTTCTTTTAACAAAGTATTTTTTATCTCATTATTTTCGTGAATTAATTTAAATACTAATTCTTTCATTTCATCTTTATTTTCATTTTTTATAATAGTGCTAGTTTCTTCAAAATTACACGTTTTTTTATGTCTAGACAAGCCTGATTTATATATATATTCTTTACCACAATTACATTTATATGGTAAGGGGTTTTTTGGGGTTTTTTGGGGTTTTTCGTTATCATTAGTTATCATTATATGTTTACTAGTGTTGCTATGACGATTAAAATCTTTTTTATTACACGTTATAAAGTTACATTTTATACATTCATATTTAAAGGGTTTTTCTTGGTTACCATTATTATCCATAATTATCTATATAATGATAACACAAAAAAACCCCTAAATCTTTTTTTAAAAAGTATAAAAATTTTTCAGTAACACTTTTTATTTTTTAAAATTATAAAATAGAGCATTATGGTCTAAACTCATTTTTTCGTTTTTTTTGTCAATTCTCAAATCGAGATTTTAAAATTGGACATACTTTTTGTCCATTTTTCAAAAATTTTTCACGGATTAAAAAATGCAAAAAAATAGTAATTTAGCTAGGAGGACACCATAATTTTATAAAATATACAATAATTATTTATTTTATAAACCTTATTCGTCTATTTTTTCTATATATACATTATCACATAATTTTTTTATTATTTTCTCTTTTCCATCATCTATTGATTTACCGCATTCACTCATTAATTGTGCAAATTCCTCTTGTTCTTTTGAATTATTCATATAATTTGGATGTGTTTCTAACCATACATTCAAGTTTTTTAATTGTTTTGATTCAACCTTCTTTAATGCTTTATTTATATGTTCTTTATTTTCATCTTTTTCCCATTTATTATTTTTTACATATAATGTTTCGCGCTTTTTATCAGTGCAATGCAATGGTCTTTCATAGAGAGAAAGTTTATTCATATTTTCTATTATTATATTACTTATACCGTGAATTTGCCCTTTTTCTTTTGTTGTTAATAAGTTTTTCATGGAAACTTCTATTTTATCAATAAATTCATCCATTGACAAAGCATCTTTACATTTTTCATTTAAAAATACATTAATATTAAATTTATTTTTATTAATATTATTATTATTATTACCAACCTTTGGTATAAGTTCAGTAATTGTTTTTCTTAATTCTTTATTTTCATTAATTAATTCTAAAAACATGGTTTTATAATCTATATTATCTTTTTCATTAGTAGTTTCTAGTAATATATTTTCTTTATAAATATTGTTATTAACATTTATATCTGTATTACATGTTTTTTTATGATTATATAAACTAGAATGGTGCTTATATACTTTGCCACAATTACATTTATACATTTTGTCGTTTTTTTCGACGAAATTTGTAGTATTATGTAGTTTTAAATGTTTTATAGTATTTAAATGTCTATTAAAATCTGTTTTTTTACATGTATCAAAGTTACATTTATCACAAAAATATTTTTTATTCGTTTTATTTTCGGTTTTTTTGTAGTATTTTGTAGTCATTTCGTAGTATATTATACTACAATAAAAAACTCCTAAATCTTTTTCAAAAATAAAAAATAAAAAGTTCAATAACACTTTTAAAAATCCATAATTATAAATTAGAGCATTATGCTGTAAACTCATTTTTTCACTTTTTTTGTCAATTCTCAAATCGAAAAATAAAAAATGGACATACTTTTTATGTCCAATTTTAAAAAATGGAATGAAGAATTGAAAATAAAAAAACATGCGTTTTACACTGACCAAAGCAATATTTTATAAAATAGATAATTAATATTTATTTTATAAACTTTCATCATCTACTTTTTCTATATAAACATTATCACATAATTTTTTTATTATTTTCTCTTTTCCATCATCTATTGATTTTCCACATTCACTCATTAACTTAGCAAATTCTTCTTGTTCTAATGAATTATTCATATAGTTTGGGTGTCTTTCTAACCATACATTCAAATTTTTTAATTGTTTTGATTCTATCTTCTTTAACGCTTTATTTATATGTATCTTGCCATCATCTTTTTCCCATTTATCATTTTTTACATATAATGTTTCACGTTTTTTATCTGTGCAATGTAATGGTCTTTCGTAGAGAGAAAGTTTATTCATGTTTTCCATTATAATATTACTAATACCATTTACTTGCCCTTTTTCTTTTGTTGTTAATAAGTTTTTCATGGAAACTTCTATTTTATCAATAAATTCATCCATTGACAAAGCATCTTTACACTTTTCATTTAAAAATACATTAATATTAAATTTCTGTTTATTATTGATATTATTATTATTATTTCCAACTTTAGGTATTAATTCACTAATTTGTTCTTGTTGTTTTAATAACATATTGCGCATTTCTTTATTTTCATTAATTAATTCTAAAAACATACATTTATAATCTATAGTTTTACCACTATTATCTGTATTAGAATTATTTATAATACATTTTTTTTCATGTTTCCATAATCCTGAATTATTTTTATAAATTTTATTACAATTACTACAATGAAAAAATGCGTTTTTTTCAGTTTTTTTATTTCCATTTATTTCCATTAGCTTACTTTTATGTTTTATGGTGTTATTATGTCTAGCATAGTCTGATTTATTGTTACTATTATAGTTACAAAAATTACATTTGTATTTATACTCAGTTTTTTCAGTTTTTTTTATTTCCATTTATTTCTATAATTGGAAAAGAAAAAAACGTCTAAATCTTTTTCAAAAATAAAAAATAAAAAATTCAATAACACTTTTAAAAAACAAAAATTAC